TGTGTGTAGGGTTTTCGCGATTTCGTTCCCCTTTTTTCAAGTATTTCATGTCGGTGGACAATCGAGCGAAAACCATCGACTCGTCCGCCGCCTCGTGTGGCTTCTATCAATCACATTCTGCTTACGTAGTTTTTAATTGCTTGAAATGTCTCAAATCCCAATTGCAATGTCTCTATATATTTCCCTATAAATCGACGCCCATCTTTTTTAAAGTCTGCAACTGCGGCATGACGGGAATTTCGACGCAGATTGTAGGTGAAATGTTTATGATGGAATCATTCGGTGCCATGTTGCAAGCCACCGTGAAAGACATTTGGATCCAGAAATTATGTATTTACTGTGGCAACGTTGACTCTCATTCGTCGAGTTGTATTTTTTACCAACACGTGCCAGGTAAAAAGTCTCGCTCGACGTGCGTCGTTTGTTTCGAAGCCGCCACCATTCTTTTTCCCTGCAAACATGTCGTTTGTTGTCCCAATTGTGCTCTAAATGTCGACCACTGTCCGCTCTGTCGCCAACCTGCTGATTATTTTAAAATTTTAACTTTTTAGCCTATCCGATGCAGATGAATCATCCGGCGTGGGCCAAATTTGAATTGCGCTTCATCTCTTATAACAGAGATCCCAATTATTTGCATTTAGCTTCTAAAGGCTTTTTTCGTCACGCTTCGTGCAACGAAAACGTTTGCTTTGTCTGCAACTCTATCGATGAACACGCCCTTTTTTGTCCTCTGCACGACCAACGTACGCGAATCTCGGTGAATGACGCCACTCTTTGCGACGAATGTCCCAACACTGCAGACACCGTTCTCCTACCGTGCGGATGTTCGTTTCTCTGCGCCACCTGCGCTTGTCAGTACGGCATCTGCCCTCGCTGCAATACCAATATTACCGCTTTTGTTACGGTTTTTTTGAACGATGAATGAAAATTTTTTTTCTCAATAAACGAGTTGCATCATGAATACTATTTACTGCTTTTCTCTCGATAAAATGTTTGCTTCTTTTTTTAATAATGTCGCTACAGCCATTAACAGTCTAACTAATAAAGATTTTGAGTACTTTTGGAAACGCGGTCTCTATCGCCTAGTTCCTCTCACCAAGGGAGGCTTTGGAGCCATTTACGAATTAGAAATCAACGGTCACAAGGTGGTAGACCGCAAACAAGCTGATGTCATCGTCAAAATGAACAATAACGGTTTCAAACAATCGGCTCTTTTGTTTGAAGGCGTTTGGTTGCTCGACTTTGATTTGGCTGAAATTTATTTTTGCCCATTCATTTCCTATTTGAACAAAATGAAAGTCTGTCCTTTTCTCTGCAACTACATCAGTGCCAACATTGTCGACAAAGATTACGTTCTCTTCATAGAACGCTACTCGTATGAAGTCATGACTTTTTTACCGCATCTCACCGTCGACTACGTCATTCAATTTCTTTTCCAGTTAACCTATTCTTTTTACATTATCAAGCAATATTTGGGAATGGTACACTTTGATGTTCATTTACGTAACGTGATGGTGGCCAAATCGACGTCGTCATTTCTTTTGGCCGACGCCAATAAAAAACGAGGCATTTATCTGCCTCACATGGCATATGAAGCGAGGTTGATCGACTTTGGATTTTGCACCATGGATTTGCGACACAGTATCGATCCTCATTTGAGAGGCGATTTCCAGTGTGCGCCGCACAATTTCAGTCGAACACCAGCCATATCGGAACTCTTCAAGACAACTAGAGACACTCGCTCTAAACTGCTCACTGTAGAAATACAATATTTCTGTTTACATCTCTATCAGATTATCGCTCGTCAAGCACCTCAGCATCCCATTTTAAAAGCCATTCAACAATTTTGCGATTGCATGTACGACCAGGTGGTCGATTTGACTCAACCCGCTCTCCAACGCGATCGTTTCATTTTGCCGCAACACGACGTCGGTGTCGTCTGCGCGGCCATACGTAAACCCAGCGATCTCATTGTCGGGCTCGAACGCTATTGTCATTTGTACGGCAGTGTCATTTACGACAAGGAAAGCGATCTTCAAATATCGACGCCTTTCAAAAACACGACCGTTGTCAAGGAAAATGCCAAACTCGTTTTGAACGTCAACAAATTGCACGTCTATAAAAACTATCAAAATTTTATAAAAACATCCATACCGGATATTCGCTGGTTTGAATCCACTTTTACCGTCATAGAAAACACTTATGGTCACGTTTACAAATTTCCCATCAATTGTTGGGTCGATAAAATCTCTAGCGACCGTTCGCCTTACAACGCCATTTCCATCTTCAGAAAAGATGTACCCTACAATATTCGTAATGCTTATTTGACGCATCACGGTGCTCGCGTCACGTTTCACGTCAATCGGCGTACGGAAGACTTTTCAAACTCGTTTTACGCAGGTAAATTTCTCTTCATCAAAGGTACACTGTACGCTTGCGAACATTTGCCTCCGCTCATGTTTGGTCTTTCTGATGATTACTTTTGTATTTTCAGTTTCAAATCGGACAAGTGTAAATACGTCGAGAAAATTATCCAACTTCATCACCTCAACTATCTTATCGATGCTTCCAATGCGTGCGGTTTTCACTATCAAGGAGATCCTATTTACGGACACATGACCACGAAAAAACCTCTATTTTATATTTCGATTAATAATGAATAGAGTTTCATAAAAAAATTATTTCTATGAAACTGTTTTAGTCGGATTGTCTCATTACCATTAAATTAATTGTATATATCAATAAATGAATGAAACGGCTAAATTAGCTCTCTTTGTGGCTTTGGTTATGTTGGTATTATCTGGGGCTATTTACACTAGCGCCTACTTTAAAAAGACTGGTCCCGAAGGTCAAATGTTGAGTTTAGTTCCCGATCGGGTCGTCGTCACCGATCCCGTGACTGGTGCTCTCATTTCGTCGTCGGTGAAAACCAAAGAACTCGCCGAATGTTGCCCTCAAAAAATCATCAATGACACGACGGCTAGTTTGACCAACACGTTCAGCAGTAGTTTTACCGACAAGAATTTTCTGCGACGAACTAAATTGGAACCGGGCGCCATTTTAGTCGCCGATGCCGTCGGCAACGTTTCCAGTTCACAAATCGGTATTCCTTTCATCACGTCGTGTTGCGAAAGTATTAAAGCGTTAATCGACGACGTTCAGCCTAAATCCGATGGTCTTTACAGCAGTTTGAAAACGGATGCCACGTACGTTAAAAAACCGGAAACAAGTGTCACCCAACGACCAGTCACGTACAACGCCTATACTGGCGCACTGGAAATGGTGACATTGCCGGCCAATAGTATTTTATCGACCGATACCAACGGCGATATCGTTACCACACCCTACAGTTTGCCTTCGTGTTGCGATAAAATCAAGGACACGATCGTCGACTACACTACCACGTTCAGTTCCAATTATATTGATACCAATTACCAACGACGAGCTGTCGCCGGTTCTCAACATTTACTCATGATGGACGACTACGGAAATTTAGTCGACAGCGGACTGACGCCCACTATCGTCAATGCGTGCTGCGAAACGGCTCGCAACGCTTTGTCGCCGAGCAATATTATTGACGGCGGTGGCAACGCGTTGTACAGCGCTCCCAAGATAGACGCCACGTTTCAAAAGAAAACCACGGCTCCGGCTAACGCTCTCCTCATGCCCGATGCCAACGGCAATCTGGTTGACAGTGGATTGACGCCGGCGGCTATTCAAGCGTGTTGCACGCAAGCTGCCAACGCCGCTTCTGACTCGCTACTCAAATCAGATATCGTCGACACGTCCCTCTCGGCGACTAAATTGTATTCGTCTCTGAAAATTGACGACACGTTCCAGAAGAAAGCTATCGCTCCTGCCAATGCTATCGTCGTCGTCGACGCTAAAGGCGATCTCGTCGACAGCGGGTTCACTCCACAATTTCTTCAAAATTGTTGCGCTCAAGCCGCTACCGGTTCAGCCAATGGACTCATGAAATCAGATATCGTCGACACGTCCACGGCCACCGACAAATTGTATTCGTCCAGCAAAATCGATGCCACGTATACCAAAAAGACGACAGCGCCAGCCAACTCGCTACTCATGCCCGACGCCAACGGTAATCTGGTCGACAGCGGTCTCACGCCTTTGGCTATTACCACGTGTTGCACGGCCGCTATAACAGCCGCCAATGAATCGTTGAAAATTGTCGATATCGTCGACACGTCTACGGCTACCGATAAACTTTATAGTTCTTCGAAAATTGACATGACGTATCAAAAGAAAACCACCGCTCCAGCCAATGCTTTACTCATGCCCGACGCCAACGGTAATTTGGTGGACAGTGGACTGACGCCTAGTGCCATACAAGCGTGTTGCACGCAAGCCGTTGGCGCTGCTACCAATTCCTTATTGAAAACAGATATTGTCGACACATCGACATCTACCGATAAACTTTACAGTTCTTCCAAAATCGACATGACGTATCAAAAGAAAACGACAGCACCAGCCAATTCGCTTCTCATGCCCGATGCCAACGGCAATCTAGTGGACAGTGGCCTAACTCCTACCGCCATCCAAGCGTGCTGCACGCAAGCTGTTAATGCTGCTACCAATTCCTTATTGAAAACCGATATTGTCGACACGTCGACATCTACCGATAAACTCTACAGTTCTTCTAAAATAGATGCTACGTTTACCAAAAAGACGACGGCGCCAGCCAATGTGTTACTCATGCCAGATGCCAATGGTAATCTGGTCGACAGCGGCATTACGCCGGCTTTCATCAGTGCTTGTTGCCAAGAAACGGCTGACGCTAAAATTGGCGTTTCCAATGCTTTGATGAAAAGCGATATCGTCGACACTTCCACTTCGGCTACTAAACTCTATTCGTCAAGTAAAATCGATGCCACCTATCAAAAGAAAACGACCGCTCCAGCCAATTCGTTGCTCATGCCCGACGTCAATGGAAATTTAGTCGACAGTGGCCTCACTCCTACAGCCATCCAAGCGTGCTGCACGCAAGCTGTCGGTGCCGCCACCAATTCCTTACTGAAAACCGATATTGTTGATACATCGACATCTACTGACAAACTTTACAGTTCGTCCAAAATCGATGCTACGTATAGCAAAAAAACGACAGCGCCGGCCAACTCGCTTTTGATGCCTGACGCCAGCGGCAACCTAGTGGACAGCGGATTGACACCAGCCGGTATTCAAGCGTGTTGCACGCAAGCTGTCAATGCCGCCACCAATTCCTTATTGAAAACCGATATTATTGACACGTCGACATCTACCGATAAACTCTACAGTTCATCCAAAATCGATGCGACGTATCAAAAGAAAACCACGGCGCCGGCCAATACGTTACTCATGCCCGACTCTAACGGTAACTTGGTCGACAGCGGCATCACTCCGGCTTTCATTAGCGCCTGCTGCCAACAAACCACCAACGCTACTACCGCTGTGGCCAACGCTTTATTGAAAAGTGATATCGTCGACACGTCCACTTCGGCTACCAAACTTTATAGTTCTTCTAAAATCGATGCCACGTATCAAAAGAAAACCACGGCGCCAGCCAACGCAATCTTGGTTCCCGATGCCAACGGCAACCTAGTCGACAGTGGACTGACACCGACAGCCATCCAAGCGTGCTGCACGCAAGCTGTCAGTGCCGCCACCAATTCCCTACTTAAAACCGATATTGTCGACACGTCCACGGCCACTGACAAACTCTACAGTTCGGCTAAAATCGATGCGACGTATACCAAAAAGACGACAGCGCCAGCCAACTCGCTGCTCATGCCCGACGCCAACGGTAACCTAGTGGACAGTGGACTGACACCGACAGCCATCCAAGCTTGTTGCACGCAGGCAGTCAGTGCCTCTACCAATTCCTTATTGAAAACCGACATTGTCGATACGTCCACATCGACTACCAAACTTTATTCGTCGAGTAAAATCGATGCTACTTATGCCAAAAAGACGACCGCGCCAGCCAACTCGCTTTTGATGCCTGACGCCAGCGGCAATCTAGTGGACAGCGGGCTGACACCAGCCGGTATTCAAGCGTGTTGCACGCAAGCTGCCAGTGCTGCCGCTAATTCGCTTTTGAAAACAGATATCATCGACACGTCCACTTCCACGACGAAACTCTATTCGTCAAGCAAAATCGATGCCACGTATCAAAAGAAAACGACAGCTCCGGCTAATGCTTTGCTCATGCCCGATGCCAATGGTAATTTAGTCGACAGCGGCATCACGCCGGCATTCATTAGCGCCTGCTGCCAACAAACCAGCAACGCCACTACAGCTGTAGCCAATGCCTTATTAAAAAGTGATATCGTCGACACGACAACGTCCACTAGCAAACTTTATAGTTCTTCCAAAATCGATGCCACCTTTCAAAAAAAGACGACAGCGCCGGCCAACGCAATCTTGGTTCCCGATGCCAGCGGCAACCTAGTGGACAGCGGATTGACACCAGCCGGTATTCAAGCGTGTTGCACGCAAGCTGCCAGTGCTGCCACCAATTCCTTATTGAAAACCGATATTGTCGACACGTCCATTTCGGCTACTAAATTGTACAGTTCATCCAAAATCGATGCCACGTATCAAAAGAAAACGACAGCACCGGTCAATGCTTTGCTGATGCCCGACGCTAGCGGTAATTTAGTCGACAGCGGACTGACACCCACAGCCATCCAAGCGTGCTGCACGCAAGCTGTCAGTGCCGCCACCAATTCCCTATTGAAAACCGATATTGTCGACACGTCCACATCAGCGACGAAACTCTATTCGTCGAGCAAAATCGATGCCACCTATCAAAAGAAAACTACCGCGCCAGCCAATGCTTTGCTCATGCCTGACGCTAGCGGCAACCTAGTGGACAGCGGCTTAACACCGACGTTCATCAACGCGTGTTGCACACAAGCTTCCAACGCGTTGACGGCCAGCACAAACGCTCTAGTGAAAACGGATATCGTCGACACTTCGACATCGGCTACTAAATTGTACAGTTCAACCAAAATCGATGCCACCTATCAAAAGAAAACGACAGCTCCTGCTAATTCTATTCTCATGCCGGACGCTAGCGGAAATTTAGTCGACAGTGGCTTGACGAAAACATCTATCGAAGCGTGCTGCACGCAAGCCGCTAATGCCGCTACCAATTCCCTATTGAAAACCGATATCGTCGACACTTCGACATCGGCTACCAAACTCTATTCGTCGAGCAAAATCGATGCCACCTATCAAAAGAAAACCACCGCGCCAGCCAATGCTTTGCTCATGCCTGACGCCAACGGCAACCTAGTGGACAGCGGCTTGACACCGACGTTCATCAACGCGTGTTGCACGCAAGCTTCCAACGCTCTAGCTACAAGCAATAACTCTTTACTAAAAACCGATATTGTCGACACGTCCACATCCGCTACGAAACTGTATTCGTCTAGCAAAATAGATGCCACGTATCAAAAGAAAACTACGGCTCCCGCTAATGCTATTCTAACGCCAGACGCTAGCGGTAATCTAGTAGATAGTGGTTTGACGAAAACATCTATAGAGGCGTGTTGCGCTCAGGCCGCCAATGCCGCCACCAACTCTTTGTTGAAAACGGATATCGTCGACACGTCCACGTCAGCCACGAAATTGTATTCGTCCAGCAAGATCGATGCCACTTTCCAGAAAAAGACGACGGCTCCGGCCAAAGCTCTGCTGATGCCCGATGCTAGCGGTAATTTAGTCGACAGCGGTTTGACTCCCACGTTTATCAACGCGTGCTGCACGCAAGCTTCCAACGCTCTCGCTGCTAGCAATAATTCGTTGTTGAAAACGGATATCGTCGACACGTCCACTTCTGCCACGAAATTGTATTCGTCCAGCAAAATCGATGCGACCTATCAGAAAAAGACGACGGCGCCGGCTAACGCTCTGCTGATGCCCGATGCTAGCGGTAATTTAGTCGACAGCGGCTTGACTCCCACATTTATCAACGCGTGCTGCACGCAAGCTTCCAATGCTCTCGCCGCCACCAACAACGTCCTCTTGAAATCCGATATTAAAGATTCCGGCTTATTGGGTGCTCCGTCTACCACTTCATTGTGGTCATCTAGTAAAATAGATTCGACTTTTCAAAAGAAATCGACGGCTCCGGCTAATACGTTGTTGATGTTGGATGCTAATGGTAATTTAGTGGGTGCCGGTTTCACTTCCGCTCAGCTTGAAACGTGCTGTTCGACTTCCAATCAAAGCGCGACTTCAACCAGTTTGTTGTATCTCCAGTACACCAACGTGTTTGCTTATTTTAATGCTGTAGCCAATACGTGGACTTTGGCGTCGTACTTTACCAAACGTTACGACACTACCGGCGGCTGGTATGCTAGTGGAAAATTTCAACCTAAAAAAGCCGGCGTGTGGTCGATTCGCGCGACTGCTTGGGCTCCTCGAACATTGGGCGGTAATCGTATTCATTTTTGTTTGGCTCAAAATGCGGCCATGAATCCCTTGTGGCAAGACGTCAATTCGTGGAATAATTCCACGCAAAGTAATTTGACAACATTTACGGCTAAAGTCGACGCTATTTTTGTTTTGAATGGATCCACCGATTACGTGTCGGCGTATTTTATGACCAATTCGTTGCCGCAGGATTTCGACGTTTTGGAAAATTGCAACATGTTTCAAGCCTACTATTTAGGTGGCGCTTAGATTCAAATCACTTTCTGAGAGATTCGAATCTTTATTCTATCGAAGGAAACGACGTCAATTCACTCGTGGTCAAACTTGTACTACTACTGCTACTGCCATTATTTCTGACTCGTTGAATGATTGTTCCCAGTAATCCGCCGATAATCATAGTGATTCCTACGTAGAGCAACCATTGGTATCTATCGGTAGTTTTAACAGCGGTAACGTCAACGGCGGCCAATTGAACGACTCCTTGCGGGTAAAACTGAAATTTACATCCGTCGCCGCTCTTGTAGAAAGTGATTTCGGGCACTTGTTTGGCGACGGTGCCACCCGTTTCCGTCAGACGAGCGTCGACGACGCGACACGATGACGATTTCAGGCACGCATCCATGGCTTGCCGAACGATAGTCGTCCTTGGAACGCTACCGTCCACATTACCGGTACAGGTGTCTCTGAACGGTCGCGTGTAATTGGACGATTTCATGTACGTTTTTCCTAGGGTAAAGTACAAGGCAAAAAACACGCCTCCGATGGCGATCATGAGAGGAAAAACGAAACGCAAAGCGTTGGACGTGACTCGCGCCGCGACCAGCACGGGCACGAGCACGAAAGCCAAAACGGCCGCCGCTAACCAGGCCAAATTGAAACCTTCCAATTTCGATTCGGCTTCCTGATTCAATCGTTGTTGCACGTCGTCGATGGCTTTCACGCCGAGCACGCTTTTCAGCGCGCACTTGTCGAATATTTCGCTCATCTGACTCAGAACGTTGTTGGTAATGTTGACGCTACCTTTGACGTTCTTGATGGTGATGCTTTGCACGTTGTTGGCGTTCAACACGCACGATTGACGGATAGCGTTGTTGATGGTCGTTTGGCTTTTCACGATAGATTCTGCCGTATTCTTGGCATCGTCAAAAGTAAAAAAATTCAATCCGCTCACCAACGATTTCGCCAATTGATCGAGTTGCACGCCGATTCTTTTTTGCGAATCGACATTACTGATGCTGTCCATCAATACCGTCATGTTGACTTTGGCCGTTTGCGTGATGGTGTTGCCGCTAATGTTGACATCGCCACCGCTACCGTCGACGCTGATGATTTGCGTGTTACTCGTACTAATGGTGCTCGTCTGTACCGTTTCAGCGGCTATTTTCGAATAGATATCTACGACTGCTTTAGCTACGTTAGTCGATTTAGCATTTCCCATTTATTATGCTTCTTTTACAACAAGGAAAATATTTTTTCTAATGTCAATGGATTCAAGAAATTTTCATAGTGATCCATGCACGTTTTCCAATTGTTCGGTCCGCATCCGGTGGCTTTGAATTGATCCGTCTTGTCCTGGCGCACGCGGTAACCGTACCACGCTCCGACTTTATCGGTTGACGCCGCGTCTTGATTGGCATCTTCCTTCCAGTGGCACTCGACGACGCAATCCGTTTCCTCGCCACGATACTCGCTGCACGGTGTGAATTCGACCAGAAAATAATTGGCGTCTGTATCGGGAGGCGTGTCGTTCAATTCGTCGTACTGCGCTCGAGCAATGAGGCACCAACATTTGCCGTCTTTGATGTAGAAATCGACCGTGTCGTTGGACTTTTTGTATTTGTACACGGGACTTTTGCCGTGAACTCGCGTTAAAATGAAGCCCTCATCGACGCTATCGTAATGATCTCGAATGTAATTGAACGGGTACGACGTAAAGACGCAATTGTTGAGAAATAGGATCTTGTTGTCGACCAATTTTTTCAGGGAATCGTGTCGTTTCGTGTAATCCACTCGAAAACTGTTGGTCTCAAACAGATAAATAACGTCGTCTTTGTTTTCGTCGCCTTTGATGTATTCGCCGTAGGCCACGAATTCCATGTGAGGAAACGTCGGCACTTGGCACACTCTCTTTTCGTTGATGTCGTACGCGTATCCGTCTCCGTTGATGGCCACCAGTTCTCCATCACGTTTCTTGGTCACGCCGTACAAACCGTGAATGGTCGGTACCGTAGCGGCAGTCAATGAGAAGGGTTTCTTGAAGAAGCGAAACAACATTGTGTGCAGTGTGTTCAGAGGATACTGTTAAACTTCCAACCTAGCGATTTAAAGATAGTTTTGCAAATTTTATCTGTCAATAGTTTTCTTTCATTGGATTTTATCAACATGAAATGATCAGCGTGAACGTTGATATTGTGATGCTTTAGTAGTAAAAATAAGATGTATTGTGTATTAAAATTTTTCTTATTCAATTCCTTGAAATTCTTCAACTCCATATTGATGATGTCAAATTCTTGCAAGAGCTGCTCTTCAATGAAGGAAATGTCGCACGGAGGTTGACCCGTAATCAAATGGTGAATCAACACGTAGTCGTCATAGTACTTACTGTAGCCTAAATTTTTCATAATCATACACACGTGACTGAGACTGATGGTCGTCAACCGATAGTCGCTCAAATGGTTACTAATATTTTCTAAAATAGTTGGAGGTATAGTGTTCTTTTGTTTACCCTGAAAACGTATCATGCAGTCGCGAAAATGTTGGTTTCGATCGTAAATGTATTTGGGATTGACGCGCGTCGTGTCCGTATTGCTCGACTGTATAAAGTAGACTTTCTCCGATTTGCACGTGTAGCAAATGTTGACTGTTTCGTCGAAAAAGTAGCCGAGAGTCGAACCGCAATACTGGCACGTGTTCGGATCGTCTTTTTGCTGATCGACCACTTTGACGTTGTAGTAGTACTTTTTGTAGCAATCAAAAATTTCCCAAAAATTTTTCACCACGTACGTTTTACGCGCGTGATGCTGCTGCTTGGTGCCGTCCTCTTTCTGGAAGAACGTGTTCACCGTCGGCATTTGCATCAGCTGCACGTACTCTTTGAGAATCGAACGAATTTCTACGAAATAGAAACGAATAAAATTAATATTTTTAATGGTGGTACGAATCTCGTCCAGATCGTCAATCAAGTGACTGCGAACGCGTTCCGAGAGCCACGGTTGCGACAGGTAGTCGCACACTTGTTGTTCGCGAGTCGTCAACCCTTCTAGCTGACTAATTTCCTCCTTAAAATGTGTTTCTATTTGTTTGTGAAATTCCAAGATATTATCCATCTTTACATCTAAACTAGGAATTTTTAATCAACAAAAATCTATTCTGGCGTTATAATAAATATATTATCAAAAAATGGCGCAATCGAATATCACTTCAGGATTTATTGATATTGCAACATTGGATGAGATCGAAAAGTACATGTACTCGGGACCCGATGCCATCGTTTACTTTGTCCGCTCCACCTTGAAATCGACTTGGTTCACTCAGATTCCCGTATTGTTGTCGCGCAACAACGGCAATGCCGGTTTCGGGCAAGAGTGGAGTGTCAGCGTCAGTCGCGCCGGTGACTACCTCATTCACGTGTGGCTTCGCGTCGTCGTTCCCGCCGTCACTCTCAAAATTACCAATAGCTTTGCCGCCAACGGTCGCCTTCGTTGGACCAAAAATTTCATGCACAATCTCATTCGAGAGACGAGCATTTCTTTCAACGATTTGTTTGCTCACACCATCCACAATTATCATTTGGATGCCTATTCTCAGTTCACTGTCGAAGCTAGTAAACGCGCCGCTTACGATCAAATGATTGGCAACATTGGCGACATGATCGATCCTCACGGTCCAGGAGACACTATTCCTAGTCAAACGCTCAATCTCGTTTTACCCTTCTTTTTCACTCGCGATGTTGGCGTCTCTCTACCCACCGCTGCCATCCCTTACAACGAGATGCACATTAATTTCCAGTTCCGCGACTGGAAAGAATTGCTCATTTTGGACAATGCAGCCGCCGCCGGAGCTCAAGTCAACGTGCCTGTTGTCGGTGTCGATATCGATGCCGCTCCCGTCTTGGAAAGCGTTCAAGTATGGGCCAACTACGCCATCGTCAGCAACAAGGAACGTATTCTGATGGGTAAATCTCAACGTACCATTTTGATTGAACAAGTTCAAATCGCTCCTCGTCAATCGTTCAATCCCAAAGCCAATCCAGTTCCTAGCTACGACGTTCGTTTCAATCACGCCGTCAAAGCCCTCTTTTTCCAGGTTCGCAATTCCACATTTGCCAATCAGTGGTCCAATTACACGACTGCCTCTCCCGTCGTCACTCCAACTACTACAGCTATCGATTACGAAAGCCGCTACGCTCGCGATCCCATCAAGCACACGACGCTCATCTACGAGAATTCCAATCGTTTTTCCAACATGGGTAGCGATTATTTCAGTCTAGTCAATCCCTACTATCACGCTCCAGCTTGTCCCACCGACACTGGCTACCATTTGTATTCGTATTCGTTGAAATTCAACGATCTCGATCCCATGGGCAGTACCAATTACGGTAAATTGTCCAACGTCAGCTTGGTGCCAGCTGCTAGCGATGACGCCATCATAGCCAGTAACGGCACAGGCCCCGTCTTGTCGGGCACCAATTTCGGTCAGACGTTCGAATTTATAGTCACCGTCATCGTCAACAATATTATCCGCATTGCCGGCGGTACAATGGGTTTCCCTGTTTTGTAAATTGAGAGTTTAAAAAGTGAGCTTGTACTAAGAAATTATTATATTATTATAATGAGTCTAAGATTGAAAAAAGAAAGATGGCAACCGGACCCGTTTGTGCCGCCTTTGACGTTGGAAGAAACGCGAGCCGCTTGCGCCGCATTGCACATTGTCGACTACCCGCAGGTGGAACGCGCCGTTCAAGATCCACCCATCGAAGGTCAAAAGTATGCTCTTTTTAGTTTTTTCCCAGCCGCTCCCGGCGGCATCAACAAGTACAACGTGTTGGCTTTCGCCAAAATTAGAGGCGTCTACGCCACCGAAGAAGAAGCGGCTACGGCTGCCAGAAAAATCATCAGAAAAACAGACAGTTGCAACAAGATTCACACCGTCGTCGTCGGTCGTCCTTTCCCCATCTGTGAAGCCATCATGGGTAAAGTCGTCGATAAGGTTGTTCTCGATGACGACTATCAACAGGCCGAAAAAGAGATGCGAAAACGCGCCGAGGCCAGCGAACAGGACACGACTCGAGAACTTCAAGATCGAACCAAAGCGCTACTGGACGACGTTGACGAAACCAAAGCCAAAGATCCCGTTGAAACGTACATTGTCAAACGCAACAAAATGGCCACCATCGCCGCTCTGTACACTCAACACTTGGAGCAAATCGAAAAATTTAAAACGATCATGATTAAAACTCATGGTGAAATTATCGAGTTGGAAACGCCTGAAATTCTCGCTTGCTACCAACAAGTTTACGACGCCAAATGTCAAGAATCAGGCATTGTCCCCGACGCCGTTATACAATCCTATTTTAAAACGATACCATCCTTTGATTTTTTAAATAATAAATGTTAGAAAGAAGTCAAATCATCGCCATAATAATAATTATGATTGTGACTCCTTGGCTCATGTGGATGACGATCCCTTTTGGTAGAGATGGCGGCAGTAGTCCGTCTCCAGGTGGTGGTGGTGGTGGCGGCGGAAGTCCTACTCCCGGTGGTGGTGGTGGTGGTGGCGGGGGTACCACTCCTCCGAAACCGGGTCCGACCCCGAACGGCGCGTTCCCCACGTCGCAAGAAATCATGTTTAAATCCAAAGAGGAATGTCAGACGAAAGGCGGTGTCTTGAACTGGGTCGGCGATTCGGTTTTGTTGACGTGCAACAATATCGTCCGTTTTGGACAGCCCGAATCGCCCATTTTCAATGAATTGGATCAAGTCAAAGCGGCTATCGCTTCGGGCGCTTTGAAACCGGCTACGGAAAAAGATCGATTGGTCGAATACTTTAAACTCGTCTATCCCAATTCACCGGCGACATCGTGGTCGTCGATGAGCGAAGCCGATCTCGTCGGTCGCTACCAAAAATTGGAAATCTACTACAAAATGCCTCCGGAAATTCAACCAGCCACGCCCATTACACCTCGTCGCGATGTGACGAATCAGTTTTTCCGCGTACCCAACGGCGTGACTCTCGATCAAGACGCCAATGTTTTGGGTCAAGTTGGACCCTATTTGGAAGTCATTCGTTTCGGACCCATGTACTCGTTTTTCGCCGACCCGACTCTTTTTGTCGGCACCTATTACTATCCCGTTCGCGGTTCGGGACTCTACTTGCCGTTGGGTAAAACCTTGGTGGCCTACAACAAAGTGCACGCCATGAAACTGTTGGGTGCCGCCAACGACCAAATCGTTTTGTACGGCGGTCGTGATTTCCAGTCGTTTTTGCGTCGCGATTCGGAATCGGCTGAATTTACAGCCGATGCTTTTGTCAGCGTGTGCGCCGTCAACAAACGAGCGACCAGCAACAATCCCGGTTGCGATAAAATCTTCAACTATTTTGCCAACACTATTCGCTACAAAGCCAAAGCTCTCGATCGACTCGTCGGCGAAATGGCCGCCGGTAAATCTCTGAGGTACGACACTCGAGCCGTCAACGGTGTCACTAAAAAGACGTTGGTCTACTACGGTTGCGGCGACACGGGCGATAAATTTCTGGCTCAATTGGCTCGCAATCGCGGCTACAATACGTTGCAATTTTTGCGCGAAGCTCAAATGGAATTGGACGGAGACGCCATCGTCGGCTATGAACTGTTGCATCTCGTCGAAAATGCCTACAGTCAAACGGCCCTCATGCGACTCGATCCCATGCGTATGCCATTGTACATGCCCGAGGGAACGACTCCGGCCATTCCACCAAACTATCTATTGACTAAAGATGTTATGAGCGTCGACGTGAAGGCCGTCATCAATTCAGAATTTAAACCGTTTAATCAAAAAGTCTTTGACATTGATCTCATTGTACAAGAACGAAATTCGAGAGCTCCAGCACCTCCGCCAAATCCAAATCCAGCACCTCCGCCAAATCCAAATCCAGCACCTCCGCCAAATCCAAATCCAGCTCCAGCTCCAGCTCCAGCTCCAAATCCAGCTCCAGTAGTCGTGGGCGCTTCTTGGGGTCGTCGTTATTAAAAAATTTCAAAAATATATAATGTGTTTTTGAAATTTAATCCGAAGAGTCTTCCGTATCCGAAGCCAAAACGCTAGTGATTTTACTAAACATCAGAGGAATGTCTCGCATGCCGTCGTCGGTCACGGTTGTCGACGACGTCGTGATGGTGGTCGAGGCGGCGGTCGTCGATCGTTGCTCTTTCAATTTCTTTTGGTGTTTGCTGCATTTCGTCGTGTTTCCGGAATTCTTTTGACCGCACTGTTGCCCGATACGTTGACCTTTGGTGAACGTGTGAGTGCACTTGTTGTCGTCGTTGACTAAAGTCGCTACAGTATCAGGGTCACTGCCATTCCACAACGTTCGCAGTTCCAATTCGTTCAGAGAATACCTGACAGATATTCTATCTATAAATGCGTCCACTGTATTTTGTTGTGCTTTAACCAAGTCATTGAGTAGTTCTAAAATGGTACTGACTAAATTTTCCGACATGGTGAACGTTTGATGCAACTTTCAAAACACGAGCGTTCGTCACCGTTTCAATTCCACGACTACTTGGCATTGTCAGCAACACAGCTTAAATAACCCACAATGGGTTTCTTTTTAGTTCCATGCGCTGGGCATCGTTTCAATGTCGAGACTGATTTACCTTTTTTTATTTCAGGTAAATGTAGAATAAATTATGAACAATTATCTGACGTATTCTCAGCTTCAGGGAAATCAACCTCTGAACAATAAAAGTATGGATAAAACCTCTCATTACGAAAAAGAAAAACCACCTCGTGACTACCCGCACGCTCACGGTCAACCGTTGACGCAAATGCCCCAGTTTTCCGATGTTCTCGCCCACTCACCGGCCAGACAATCGCATTCCATCATGGCGAAAGAAGTAGTTCCTCTGCATCCCGCTCATCCTGCAGCGCAACCCGTCAAACACACGGCCGTCGATAAAATCGTGCGGCAACATCGCAGCGACAACGACCACGGCGGCGAAGATTGTCCCATTTTCAGTCTCTACAAAACCGATTTGCAATTCAACAAGTACATTGCCGCCACGGTCGCTGCTGCTGCTCATCAAAATGTCTTTCCCGTCGAATTCGATTGGCGTCATCACGTGTCTCTTCCCGTCGCCCGTCATCAGGGAACGTGTGCCAACAATTTCGCCGTCACCGTCGTCTCGACTCTGCAAGATCGACGCATCGTTCACGGCGAACCCGCGTTCGACTACACACCTTGCATGAAATGTCACTCGGCCGAAGGTAATGCCGCGCAACTTGTCAGTCAATTGTCGTCGTCGACCACGCCGCGTTGCTCGTGTCTCTCTAAAATTCAAGCCACCGTCGACAATGTGCGCTGGCTGACGGACATTGACGCCATCAAACAAGCGATCGTCACTCAAGGACCCGTCATAGCCGGTATGTTGGTCTACTCCAATTTCTTGTCGGGTCATTTCGGTGAACACGGCATCTATCTCGATCGTGTCGTCACTCATCATCCGCACACCAAATTCGCGTCTCCCGCGTCTCTCGTCGGCGCCATCACGGTCGTCATCGTCGGTTGGGGTGTCGCCGCCGACGTGCAAACCAGTTCTTTCACCTACGAATCGGTTCCCTACTGGATTTGTCGCAACACTTGGGGCCCGCAATGGGGACCGAACGATGGCTACTTTAAAATCGCGACGCATCGTCACAATAAACATGTGCAACTCGAACGACCCTTTCATTACAAGCAAGCCCAGTGCGGTGGAGTGATCACGTTCGATTTACGTCCCCTAGCCAAAGAGTCGGCTTGGTCCACTTACGGCATTCCTATAGCTGTCGCCGTCCTACTTGTCGTAATGCTTTACGGAGTTAAATTGAAACTTAAAAGCGTGCGCAGAAGGTAAAAACGAAAACGAAATGTTTTGTCTATTTGAAAATTATTTATCGTCAAAAGATCGAGACGTTCAACCAGTCGACCATGTCGACGTTGAATGTCAGCACGTCTACTTTGAAAATAATGACGGGACATTTTGCAATCGTTGTCGTCAACAAATGACGTGTCAAAACACCAACCAGGACCAAATTCAACAAAAGGCCAACATTGGCATTCGTAAAGAAATGGAATTTTTAAATCTCAGTCCGGAAATTGTCGAAATGACCAACAAGTACTTTATCATGGCCTGTAATCAACGTATTCATCGCGGAAACTACCGAAAAGCCATCATTTGCGCGTCGCTCTTTCACGTCTTGATGCTGAAAAAATGTCCTCAAAGTTACGACACGGTCATCAGGTGGTTTGGCTTGACCAATCATTTCGCCAATAAAGGCTTCAATTTAGTCAAACTAAAAATACCCGAATTGTGCTACCTGCGCGAGTCGTACTCGGACACGGCCGACATGATTTTCAAACACATCGGTCTCGAAAGGGACGAGACCTTTTTGAAATTCATCAATCGTCCCGATATTATGGCTTTTATTCGTACGAAAATCAATCGACGCATGTACATGATTGTCGCCGCTTTTGTTTTCATTTACATTCGCCGGCAATACAATCCCTCTATTGTTCTCGTGGATTTCTGTACCAAATTGGAATTGTCACCCACCGTTGTCGAACGCATTCTGAAATCTATTCCCCAAGAAATACATTTCTAAAAAAGTGTGAAAATTTTTTAGAAATATTTGATTTCATCTACATAAAGCTATTTGAGAGAGACTGCGCGCGCTCATCATGTCTCAAGCCAGGTACGATCAATGTGAACGCTTGTTGCGCACAGACGTTCACAAATTTGCTCTCGCTCTCATGGTGGACTACTCGTTTCAAAATACCATCGACTGGCCGAATCTTTTTAAACAGCTACCGCTTCACATCTCGTTCCCCGTGCACGTGCCCGAAAGCTTTAAATTGAAACTCGTCGAATCGCTGGTTGATTGGAAAAAAATGAGCCGCGAACCCGAACTCGCCACCGATATCATCGATATTTACGGTCACCGGTTGGACTGGTCGCTCATTTTACAGCATCGTTGCATCCCTCTACCCGCCGCCATCGTCGCCAAATATCAATCTAAATTCGATCGAGCCATTTGTCAGCTGTTGAACGATATTATTTAGAGATTTCCTACCACATCTTGACTCTCTTCAATCACGTATCCATATTTCTCTTTCAAAAGATCTGGATTCGTTTCTTTGACGGCCTTCCATCTTTTGCCTAGCTCTCGTCTGACGTCGGACGCGTTCATGTCGGGATGATCCTTTTTGATGGCGCGTCGTTCGTCGGTACAAAACAAATTATAAATACTCGGTCGGGCGTTCTTTTTCGGTCGCACTTTACTCTCCAAATACTTGTTGTAGCGCTCCCTGTCGACCATAGCCTTGTCGATAAACGGTTGTTTCTCCTGGTCGCTCAAATTGCGCCACGACTCTCCGAAAAGAATCATGACCTTGTTGGGTTTGATGCCGGGATTGGTTTCCAAAATCTCGCGACGTTTCGACTCGCAAAAAAAGAGGTAAGCGCTAATGTTTCGCTGAGGTCCCTGGACGACTTCTCTCTGTTTCAAGCCCAACATCAATCCCACGCGTTTCTGAGTCTCGCCGCTGTGCCATTTCTCGATCAGGTCCACGTTGCCAAACAAAAAGTCGTCCGACATGAATTGATTGATAGCATTAAGGATGGATAATTTGGATTTCGAAATCATGGTAATGGTTTTCTTAATGATGGACTACTTTTAACTAAATTAAACTGTGAGGAGAGAATAAAAAATCATGTTGACACCGGCTATTTGTCAAGATTTGGTAATGAAAACGAGTGACGCGTGCGGGTGCGGTCCCTTGGACGGCTGTCAACATCCGCGACACCAGCGACCCTACAAAATGCACGAATGGATGACGCGCGTACAGGCCATGAACAATTTGACCAACAAGCAGGGACGAGTGTACACGGCTACTGTCCGTCACGACGACGTCGATCATCGCGTCGTTCTCAAGCATTTCAACAAGCCGGCACTGTTTGATCACGCCCGACGCGAGTACGTGGCCGGACAGCACCTCAACGCTCTCAACGTGCCCATGTTTGTCGAAACGTACGCCTCGTTTCATCGCAATTCAGGACCCTACAACTTGACGCGTTTCGTCGACGGTGAAACCTTCAAATCGGCCATGTCGAAAATGTCGCGTCAAAAATTCATCACGCTCACCATGCAAATGTGCGTCGCGCTTGAAATGGCTCAATCGGCCTTCCGTTTCGGGCACTACGATTTACATTTGGAAAACGTCTTGATTCATTTTTCTAGTAAAAAAACGCAAATTCTTTTCGATCAATATCACGTGTCTTTTTCCAATTGTTTCAATCCCGTCATTATCGATTTTGGCATGTCGTGCGGCAGCGATAGCGTCACCGGTGAAACGTGGGGCATGCGACAGCTCGAAAAGAAAGGCATCTACGAACATTTGCGTCCCGGCTACGACATGTTTGTCTTTTTTCTCTACTGTCACCAAGAGCCGGGTAAATTCGCCTTCTTTGACATTGTCGTCAAGGTGCTGGAGAGTTTTTACAAACACGACGTCGATCAGCCGCGTCAGTATTTGCAAACGTTGCGACGCGGAGCCGACAGTAAAACACCCAAACAGCTCTTTGAATTTCTCGTCCAATTCTCGACGCACGTCATAGTCAAACCTCGACGCGTCTACACGCTAGGCGCCATCCAACCTCCGCCACCAGATGCCGTCATTGACACGTACGTCGACAGCGTCTTTTATCAGCAGTTACCGTCGGCAGAGTTGACACCTCAATCGGACGCCATGGCTTTTCGCTCGAGTAAATCCGTGGAATTCAAAATCAACATGTATTACAAGATTTGCCAAACGTCGCTGACGTCGTCCTACGAAAAATGGATCAAGATATTTGAGCGCGAAGTCAAGAAATACTGGAAAGAAAAAGACGCTCAAGAAGCTCGAAAAAGAATTAAATGGCAATTACCTGTTTCAGAAATTGCCAATGCGTCTTGAACGTGGACTATAAGGACACGGCCGATTTCTACGAAGATGACGACAAACCCAAACAGTGTGCCGGCGTTTGCGTCGTCAGTCGTCGCGGTATTTTAATCAATCAATCGTACAATCTCTACTGGGGTATTCCGAAAGGCATCGTCAACGAAAGCGAATCGTTGCGCGAGTGCGCCGTTCGTGAACTTTTCGAAGAGACCAACCTCAAGTTGGATAAGAGTCAACTGACGCGCAACATGTTCAAATTCAAGTACAAAAACATTAGCCGTCAAGTGTGCGTGTTTTTCGCTCACGTTGACGCCGTTGACGTTTTACCTAGGATAAATACGGGAAACGATGCCGAATCTACCGGCTGCGGTTTCATTCATCCCAAATGTCTCCTCGAATTATTTTATTCTGGAAAAATTAAGATTAATTATTTCACTAGGGTTCTCATTAATAAAATCTTTTTATGACATGAGAAAAAAGCCGACATCCTGGTGGCGAAACATTGGCAAAGGTCGTTTGTTTCTCATTGCCTTTGTCACGCTGTGCGTGTACGCCATTTTCAGACGTGCCCGCGGCGTTCGCGGCACTAGCGACCCCCATTTGCTCGGCAGCGATTGGCGCCAACGTTTTCCTCACGCTTTCAGACCAGTAGACACGTCCATTAGTACTTCAACCGCGCCGGCCGACAGTCGCGGTGAATTGGCTTGCCGACGTCACTTGGAGGAGCGCTTCAATCGACCCTTTCCCAAAAAGCGTCCCACTTTTTTGCGCAATCCCGTCACTAAAGTCGATCTCGAATTGGACTGCTACAACGCTGAGCTGGCTCTCGCCGTAGAATATCAAGGTAAACAGCATTACCACTACGTGCCTCATTTTCACTCGTCGCGTGACGCTTTTCTCAATCAAAAGTATAGGGATCAAATTAAAAGAGATTTGTGTTTGAAAAACAATATTGTTTTGATTGAAGTTCCCTATACAGTCATTGATATTGAATCGTTTTTGGATTTGAAACTGAAAGAGCATGGATACATCTAAACCGTCACACGTCAGACAATTATTTCCAGTAGATTCTTTGCCTCTGACGCCTTCACCTTCGCCGCCGCGTCGAAAAATCGCCGTCGCCGTTCGTCGTCGCTTTCTTACCCCCCATCCCCCGGTTCCTCTGCATCAGCTCATGTCGGAAATGTCTCTCGTCGGATCATCGGAACGTAAACGCAAGCAAACGTCGCCTCGTAAATTCACCGTCGGTCCCAAACGCAAAGCGCCATCGTCGGGAGTGGACCGATCGCCGCCACTTTCAGAACCTGTACAAAAATCTAAGAAAAAATCTCAACGTCCAGATTTGGTTCATCCTCACCATCAGACTAAACTTTTGGTTCCATTTGTGGTCAAAGCCGGTGATCGATTGATTAAGAATCTTTTCCCTTCTCAGACCATCACTATGCAAAAGAACGAGTACGGACTGTACGTGTACGAGGGTTTCGTTTTGGATAAGAAATCCGTGGTTGGTAAATATCTGGGTGATGGTCAAGTTACGCCTTTGACTGACGAAGATTTTGAAAAGGCCAAAGAATTAAAAATTATAATATAAATGTCTCAGTTATATCAGTGTATTAAACAAGCCTCGATAAAATACATGGATGTCGACCCGAGAGAAATGCGAGCCTTCATTTTGAAATGTAACAAAACATTAGACATGCAATGTATCATGATGGAAATTGTGGACCATTTTGTCGACGAAACGGCGACCAAAGTCGGTGCCGTTCGTTGCGATGAAGACGACTACATCAACATGGTTCTCGACTTGGAAACGATTCCTTTTAAATTGATGGTCTTGTTTTACACTTTCCTGTCGTTTCACGCCAACAGTGTGGCCGTCGATCGACAGCGATTGGGACATTGAATAAAATTTCAAAGATGTTAAAATTTTTGAAATTTAACCGACAGCCACTGATGTGCCGCCGGCCACTGGTACTTCTACTGGTGCCGTGTTACACTTTTCCATGTGGCTAATAATGATGCTCTCGTCTAGACTTGTCGTCATTCCCACATTGCTAAAGTGTACGTTCTTATCGTTTTTCAGCATATTTTTCAGTTCTTTGCAAACGTTAATGTTCAAACAGTCGTTTTCGTAAATAGTCTTACACAACGAATATTTGGAGGCGAGTTTGGATTTGCGGCTGTTGACGTAGTTTGATTTGCCGCGGACAATTATATATTGATCGTCTTCGATTTTGACGAGTGAAATTTTTTCGTAACACGTTCGTTTCATGATCTTTTTGGAGATTTCCAATGGCTGGTGCTGAAATATGCAGCCGCCACTGTCGGCGATCGTGTCGAAATAGTTTTTCACGACGAGACAAAAATCGCGACACACGCGTTCGACGATCGTCTCGTTGATGCCACTCACAATAACTTTTCCCGATTGAAAAACGAGAAAAGTGATGTAATAGTCTTTGCGTTCATCTAGACCCAATTTTTTACTGCTGACGCAATCTTTGTAAGGCACGTGCTCTACAAAGCTGACTTCGTCAAAGAAGCTGACGTTACGGTGCATGACCTCGGTCGTTCCGACGTTGTACTTGCACGTGAACGTGCCGGATGTTTGTGAATTGAAGCACGTGTAGTTATTATAGTGAGGAGCTATCGTTTGGAAAAAAGTCATTAGACTGTCGGGTTCAATAGGACGATTAAGGTCAAGGACAAAATTACTCATAACTTCGTAAATATAAATTTCGCAAGTATCATTTTCGTACATTTTGGGATACAATAGTTTAAGTAAAGAGATAACATACTGAATGGCTTCGTAAGCGCACTGAAGGGTAATATTGCCTGTGAATTGAAAGGAACCGTTTTTACAAATTTTCATGGAAATTTGCTTGTTGAAACTGAGAAGGTAGAGGTCGCAAGTGAAGGCGTTTTTGAAACCCGTCCGCAATTGGATGATGCTGTTAACCTTTTTGTCGTTGAAGATGTATTTGGAAAACAATTCCATACATTCTACAATGTTCAATTTTATTTCTTTACCGCTGGCAAATCTAGTCTTTCCCACCATTGTTCTTGTGGTGCAAAAGAAGGAACCGTTGTCGTAAGATGAAGGCATCATGGTGGTATTGGTTACGGCGGAACACATATTAACTTAGACATAAAGAAAGAATGTGTAAGATATCAACTTGCTTTTAATCAGAGGATATTTTTTTTAAAATCGGTATAACTCTTGAGAACGATTTCGTACTCGGCTTGGGTGACGATGCCGTCGGTGAGCACGTTGTCGACGACGTGATCGAGATGCGACAGTGTCGCTTGCGATCTGGCGACTATACTGGCGTATCGCGTCTGTTTATTTTTGTTGCGTTCTTCGGCGAGATCGCAGCAACTCGTCACCGCTAGTCCGCCAATAGCCAAGGGTACGGTGACGCCTACTGAAATGGGGAAGATGACGGCCGTAGCCACTAGGGGAATGGCGCACACGTTGACGAGCGAACGTATCGATTCGTTAAAGTTAGCCCAGCCTTTTTGTCTGCCCAATTTCTTTTCGTATTTGGCGAAGGTGTCGCGTACATCTTTTCGAGTTTCTTCCACCTTTACTATGCGTTTTCTGTTCAATTCCGACAGGTCGTTGACGTATTCGAATGGAAAATTGTGACGAGGCGGCGCCGTGGCGATATCGACCGCGACTTCCTTCATTTATTATATGATATACACGCATACAGATACACACAAATTACTGAATTTTTTTATTTTGGCTTAATGGAGCAAACACCGTCTTGACAGAAAAAATCGGGTTGTAAGGCCGGATGTTTGTACAAGGGTTTTCGTTTTTTGTTCTTTTTCGCCTGTTGTGCGGCTAAAGGTTTTTCCACTGTGGTGGTCACAACTTCATCTTCATTGTCGTGGGTAAATTGTCGAATTTCCTCGTCAATGGCGTCGGCTTCGCGTTTCAAGGCGTCAGGTAGACCCGTGACGTCGCGTGTGTCCGGTAGACTACTCGACAACTCAGGTAGGTCGCGTTGTTCATCGTCGGCCACGGCATCGGCCAATTGTGAAACAATGTCCTCTGGTTCATTGACCTCTTCTACTACTGCCGGCAGTGGTTCTGGAAGCGGTGCTGTTACTGCCGGTGGATCGTCAAAAATTTCTGTAATTTTCGACGTCCGCGGCAGTGGCGACGTCCCGGCCAACGCTTCGGCTTGTCTGGACCACAAAGCCGCTAGTAATACTTCTGGAGGCACCATGGGCGGCGGCGGCGATGCTGGGCGAGGTGGAGTTGGTCGTGCAGCAGCTGCAGGCATGGGTTTTGGTGGTGTTGCCGGCATGGATACAAGCTTTGCCTGCGTTGGTGGTGGCGCTGGTTCATCATCATCATTTTCTTCTTCTATTTCGTCTAGCTGACGCATTTGCTGAGATAATTCGTAATCACTCGTATCGATAGTTTCCTTTAAAAAATCGTTCTTCTTTTTCAAAAGATTAGGTCCTATGAACGAAATGAGAGGCGTGATGGCTGTCGTGGCCAGATTCATGAGTTGCGACGTTTCTTCAGCTGGCGAAGGTTCCAATTCGATGCCCTCCATCAGCGATTTGACGAGTCGTTTTTGTTTCTCTAATTCTCGGCGGCACTGATCGTGTTTGCGCTTGAAATAGAAGAGAGCCAACGATAACGCGATGCACGCCAGGACCAGAATTTTGTTCATTTTTTATTATTAGAGAGTTAAGAGTTTGTCGTTTTACAATACAAAAAGATACGACGATGATGCACGTAGATCAGCAGCAACAACGTGTCCTTTTCGAAGCCGTGTCTCGAGCCAAGGGACTCTTTTACAAGAATCTCTTTGATTTACATTTACAAATTAGTCCTTTGTGCGACAAAAATCCTCGCATCCGGCAAACGTGTTTCAAAATTCGCAACAACGGTCTGCAAATCTATACCAATGTCCAACACCACATTCACGCCAATGCCAAAGTGACCAAAGAGGCTTTCGATACGTACACGTTGACCGGCGACGTGGAAGAGCTCAACATTGGCATCAGTCTAGAGTACCTGAAAACGACGTTCAAAAACGCCAAAAAGACGGACGACGTTGTTTTCACCGTTCTCAGCGACGACACGGACGACACTCTTCCCGGAAATATTTGCATTCAAATCATTAAGACTCAAAAGACGTCGAAAAATAGTCAAACCAACGACTATCCCAAAGTGAAATCCAACGCTAAAATCAAAGTGACTCTCGTTCAGAATCAGCTACTCGAATTCGGTGAACGCATCACCGATCCCGTCAACGTTTCCAACGAAGAATACCTCAGCATTTGTCGCAACATTCAAATGCAACCCGGATGGATCGACATTTCACGCAGCGAACAGAGTCTCAAATTTGCTTTCCAAGTCAACGAAATCATCGAATGTTCCACCATTATCGGTGAAGCCAGTGAACCGCTATCGCCGCCTCAACGTTTCAATGCCAACAACATCAAAAGTACCAACAAAATCGCCACTTTTGGACCTCAACTGAAAATCTACTTGAATAAACATCAGCCGATGGTGATTGAGAGTAACAATGAACACATCAATATCGGAATCTGGGTCAAATCCAATGACCAAATTTCTGAAGAAAATAAATAATATAAAATGATGAATAGAAAGGTGTTTGTAGGTGGAATCATCATCAGTCTATTGGCGATAGTCTACTTGCTGTCGTATCCGAAACCCGTCACCCCCACCGTTCAACAACAGCGACCAGTCGTCGTCTACGAAGCCATGAAACGACCGGCTCCCGTCAGACGTCCTCTGCGCTCCTTTCGTCTTCCTGCTCCTGCTTCTCCTAAGCCGGTAACCGTTTCACCACCAGTACCAGTACCAATGCCAGCTCACGTCATGTTGACGCAAACGAGCGAATCTGCTCGTCCAGATGAAGAGTCGCGTCCTTTTCCCGATGAAGCGCCGCCATCATTCGTCGAACCGCCTCCGCCACCGCCGCCGCGTTTAGCTCCATCGTCGCTCACGCAGGCGTACACGCCCACAGTGTTACCTCGAAGAGCCAGAGCGTTACCGATGAGTCGTAAAAGTTTCCGGTCCATGCCACCGCAATCTTTTACGCCACCACCACCACCACCACCTGAAGCGGATCGGCGACCCGTGACGCTCATTAAAGATCTTTGAATAGTGTCATTTTAAAAGTTTTGGTTAATTTTTAAAATGATAGAGTTTTCTGTGGCGTTTCATGGCTCGTTCATTTTTGACGCTTTTACCGCACGTTGAACATTGACACGGGTCTTGTTCGATGCGAGTCACGCAGCACTGAAATTCTCGTTCGTTTAACCACAACGGTCGATAGCCGCACGACTGAAACACATAGTTGACCAACGACTGATGACTGGACGTTTCAAACCATAACGTTTCGTAACCTTTAGCGAAATTACCCGTCGATGTGACGACGACCACGCACACGGCGGTCGTGTCATTCCTCCACGTAGCCGACCAATTGGCGTCGAATTTCAAACAAATTCCTCGACGTTGACATGCGGCAAAAAGAGTCATTGTCACAACACATATATTACACGACCGGACGGCCAGCGAAGAAGCTATGCTCTCTGTCTTTATATAATATTCGTTCCTCATTTCTCTAAATTAATAAATTATGAATAATCAGTTATGGTTGATTATGTTTTTCGTGGTGATCTTGGGAGTACTCGGAGTTTTTGCCTTTACAGAGAAAAGACGGTCACCTGCACCGTTACCACCGGCTGAACCCACGTACGGTCTGTACGGTGGCGCGCCTCTCATGTTTAACGGTGCCATTCTACCGGCGACGATCGATTTACCTAATCCACCCCAACCCCCCATCGCGGCCTACACGCCTTACGGTGCCTATTCGGAACAGTCGCTAGGCTTTCCCATCGGCAACTATTGGCCCAGACCGGACATGATGACGTTTCCCGAGTTTACAATCCCCACCTACATCAATGCTCCCGATAGTACGATGAAACCTCCAGTACCGGGACCCGGACCCGCGCCCGGACCCGTGCCCGTACCCGTGCCTGGACCCGTCGACGCCAAACTTGCCGCTAATTTAACGAAATATTTCAAACAATTGTGGCCAAATATGACGACGTTGACTGACCCGGTCAAATTGGAACAAATCTACGACAATTTAGACGCCTACTATCTCGATTGGATTCCAGGCAAAGAAAAAGCCTCAGCGTCCAACTACAAAACCGATCGTATGCCTTTGTTGACGGCCATCGATTCCGACGCCAAACTCGACTACTCGCGACTATTTGACGGCAACGTGTGCGATTGTTTGCGTATCGCTCACAAAGAATGCATCTACAGTCCTAATCGATTGCAAGCCAAAGAACTTTTGGACTGTCCCACGTGGCCCTACATGGTCGTCAATTTGACCAACGCGTGGCTCATGAAACGCGCCTATGATACCAACAATCCCGATAGCAATTATCGCAAAGATACCATCGTTCGAAACGGCATGTCGGGCATGAAAGGATTTCCCAACGATTCTTTTTACGAAGGTTTCGTCTATCCGGGCGAATACGCCGTCCCCGATTTGTGCAGCAGTAAACCCGATCCGTTTTTCGACGAAATGCAACCCGGTCTGACGTCCGGTGGTCAGCCACTCAACATGTCGCGTCGCAATCCACCGTGGTGGTATCCTCAAGATTGCTCTTCGACGGCTTGCGAATTCCCCGACGAAAAATGTTTGACCGTCGTCAGCGACGGCTCGTATGGTGGATCTCAATCCAAGGGCACCTTTAAACGTTGCTATCGCGACGGAACGTACACGATCGGCAATAAAGCTCCCGCTTCGGCGTCACGTAGCGGCTTTGTGCGCGAATACTTGACGACCGACCTGAAAGACGACTGTCCCGGCGGTTTCCCGCCCAACATTTGCGCCGACGTTTCTCCGCGCGATTATCGCGGCTACTGGACGTACCCTTTAGTCGGTTGCGGATTGTGGTGGACCGTCGGCAAATCGGTGGCCGTCAACACTAAACTCGGTCTGCTCTTGGCTCCCAAATCGGAACAGGGATTGGGTCTGGATTTCGATAAACTCATGGAATTGCGCACGCAAACCAACGCTTTCGAACAGAATTTGTTCCAACAAGTCAATCGAGTCATGCAAATCATTCGCGACGGTAGCGTACCCGCTAACGGCACCATGTGGCCGGCTATGACGTTGGACGTATTGAAACAGCACGGTTACAAGGGCGCTCAGATTGCCGATAGAACGCAAGCCTTCAGCGCCGCCAAAGATCTCGTAGCCTACTGGTACAAAGAAGGCTATACGGGTCTCGATTCCACTCCTCACGGTTTCAATTACAATTACTCGAAATATTTCCCGTTGGGTTGTCATTTTTCGTACGCGTCTCGTTTCGATCATTTGCTCACCTCGTACATGACGGTAGCCAAATTGGATTCCATTCAGTTTTTAGTGGAACCGCAAAACGTCAAAGTCGGTCTGCGTCCGGCCTACATGTTTGAAATTTTCAGCAAGAAACCTCGAACGGCTGATGCTATGGTCGGTTCGGCATTCCAAGATTTCAGTATCACGTCGTGTCGCGCGTGCTACAGTCTCGATCCGGGACCTCAAATCGAACAGTACATCAAGTACGGCTACTTGCCGGCATCGGCCGTCACCACCAAGAAACTCATCGATCCCGCCGTCTTTTTGGCTCGTGCCAGTGCCAAGAGTTTCACTCCGGCCGTGCTTTAAGTTTGCATCAGAAAGCCTCATCGCCTACAACATAAAGATAATGAGTACGCGTGTCGTTTTGAAACGCGTCGAAGACGAACAACGTCTACGCGATCGTTTTACGGTCGTTCTCGAAGACAAGACGACTCGCGTGTGTTTTGTCGACGGTGTTTGGCCGACGTTCAGTGTCCCTTTCTCGGCCGTACCGACGAGCGGCAACAATCGCTTGTATCGACCTTGTCTCTCGTTTCCCCGATTCACGGGCACGTTGCGTCCCGAACAGGTCAATATTCATCAAAATGCTCGCATCAAATTGGCCGAAACGCACGTTGTCATGATTAGCTGTTTTCCCGGTTTCGGGAAAACCATAACCACCCTGTCGTTGGTGTGCTCTCTTCGCTTGCCGGCCATCATCGTCTGTCATCGCGTCTGTTTGGTTCAACAATGGCGCGAATCGATCGCCACGTTTTGCAGCGGCGATGCTCTCGTCGTCGACTTGCCAGGCTACACGGGCACCGACTATCATTTTGGCATCATCAACATTGCCAACGTTCACAAATTAAACGACATCCCGGTCGATCACGTGCTCGTCACCGATGAAACCCACTTGTTGCTCAGCGAAAAACGCAGTTTGAATTTGTTGAAATTCTGTCCCAAACGATTCATCGGCTTGACGGCGACACCCTATCGTCCCGATGAACTGCACGTCTTGTTTAAATTTTTTTACGGTGAAAATTTCATCGTGAAAAAATTGTTCAAAAAACACGATATCTACACGGTGTACACGGGCATAGTGATGCTCGAGCGGCGCATTTACGGCAAACTCGACTGGAACTACATGTTGGAACAGCAAGCCACCAACGTGCAGCGTCATCGTTTACTGGTCGACATTATTCAAACGTTCCCCGCTGACCGCACGTGGCTCGTGCTCGTCAAACGCGTGGCTCACGGTGAAGCGTTGCGCGATTTACTTTTGACCGTGCGACCGTCGCGCGTCGTCAGCCTCCTCACGGGCAACGTGCACACGTACGACAAACAGTGCGACATTTTGATCGGCACCGTTGGCAAAATCGGGACGGGTTTCGATTTTCCCAAATTGGATTCCCTACTCGTCGCTGCCGACATGGTTCAATACTATATCCAATTTCTGGGCAGAGTCATGCGAACGAAAAACGTGCCCGTCGTCGTCGACGTGGTCGACCAGCACGCCATCATGAATTTGCACTACTTGTCTCGCAAAAAAGAATATCTCGAACACGGAGGGCGCATCATCAATGCCAACGAACGCGTTCGAGATTTAACCACCACCACTACTAACCCGTAGCGGCGGCGGCTTCGACGTCTCGCGAAACGATCGTCACGTGCAACGATTTACATTTCATGGGAAAGACGAAATGCTTCCTGAATTCGTCGACAAATTCGCTAAAAATAGTCAATCGAAGATCAAAGACGGTCGTCTGTTTGGTTCTATAGATGAAAGAATTGAGCGATTCCGTGTGATGCCTCAGTCGGCACATGTTGTGACTTTCGTTGACAAACACCCCGGGACCGATCAGTTTAGTTTTCTTGCAAAAATCGTATTTACATCGGGTAATATTGGTAAAATGATGCGCGAATTTACACAGATTATTGTAGACGCACGGTTTCTTTAGCAAATAGAGTCGACAGAGTTTCACGTTGACGACGCGTGACGGCACCGTCGGATGCCTCGTGTTCCATCGCTGAGGTATCGTGTACACTTGGACGTGATTGTTGAACATTTTATCGATATCGTCCGTCGACTCGAACAAATTATAGTGGATAGGTTTCGGAAATATATATCGTCTTTTTTTGGTTGTCATCTCGTCTGGATCGTCATCGTCGTCATCGCCACCGCTGCTGCTGCGATATTCGACAATGGCCGCGTCTCCATCGTAATCGAAATAGTCATCCAACTCTTCTTCGCTGCTGACGAGCAAGTCGTCTTCGGGTACCGCCGCGATTTCATCCGACATTTTTCTATTGTTCTTGACCAATTCTTTATCATCTTGAATTACACAACATTTTTTGAAAAATTAATTTGTCTTGTACAATTCTTTGACGCGTTGCAGCGTCTGTTCTTCTTTGCCCAGTCGACGATTGACGTGGTTGTGAAACGTGAACCAAAAGTAAAACAAATTGGCTTTGTTCAGACACGCCCATGTCAACGCTTCTCCTCCCATTTCACTCGTGTAGGTGTAGGCCAAATGTTGGGCTGCCGTCGTCGGCAACCAGATGTGAAACGTTTCGAGAAATTGACGCATGCGCGTCTGATCTGCAAACGTGGGTTGATCTCGATACGTCAACGCCGTCATGTGTAAAAAGAACCAGAATGGCGGTCCCCATCCCGCCACGCGCGTCGAATACATGTTTCTGGCTTGCATTAAACCGACGAGCGGTTTGTGAAGGCGTTGATTGACGGCGTTGTGAAAATGGACGTAAAACTCGAAAAGCGATTGACGCGACATGGTCGCTTGCAATAAATTGGATTTCGACACGTAGTCTCGAGCGTGTTGCTGACAATAGGGACAGGGTAACAAATTGGGCAACAAGATGAGAAAGTCAATGGCCGCTTTTACGTGAGGCGACGATGGTGTCGCCGGATAGGCCAGACTGCTCGTGTGTAAAAAGAACCAAAAAGAAGGTCCCCAATCGGTCGTCGATCTAAACGATGATCTGTTTGCGTTCATTTATTGGAGGTTATTAAACGTAGTCGTACATGACGTTCATTTGCGGCGCAAAACTGGCTCTACGATGGCGACGACTCGACCGACGCATGGTACGTCTCATGGTCGTGGCCGAAGCGCGACGTTTAGACTTTCGGCGTTTAGTTCGACGAGACTTTCTACGCGATTTCTTTGTCACTCTGGCCATGAAACACTTTCGTTTTCCATTGGCCCTAAAGCAAACTTTTCTCTTTCTAGTACGAGCTACCATTTTATTTAAATAAAATTAATAACGGCGGCGACGTTTGCTGGTCTTGCGACGTTTACTAGATTTGCGCGACTTTCTTTTTGAACGTCGCTTGGAGCGACGTTTGGACTTGCGAGATTTGCGACGAGCCTTGGCTGCCGCCGGTCCCAACAGGAAATCCGGTGGCGGTGGCAGCTCAGCCTCTATTGACGGTGTCAGAAATACTGACGGTGCGTCTTCCGCGAGATCTAGGGAGGGATCGTAATTTCTCGGTCCAAAATAGGTCGTCTTGGGGTACGGACGACGACGAGTGTACCTTCGTCTCGTCCTTCTTTTGGTAGTGACACGTTTATTGGACCCTCTTTTAAACCAATAACATCTCTTATAGTATCCTTTTCCTTTTCTAGATTTGACCATTATTATTTATTAATATCAATTGATTTTAAAATTGCTCACAAATTTTAATGTAGTTTGTGTGTACACACGATGAATGATTTAGAAAAGTTTGATTTCAATCTGGACGCTCGCGATGAGGACATGTGGTCGTTGCTGGCATTTGTCCAAGTGTACGACATCAAGAGTCTTCCGGTCGAAGTGTCGCAACAGTTGACGCGGTTCTATTGCGACAAAATTCGTCAGGTTTCGAAACAAACAGGTCGTGACGTCATGGACGACCATTTTCTCAATACGGTTCACTATTGCATTTGTCGTGGCTACGAATTTTTTCGTAACCTAACACCCTTCAAATTGCGCGTGTGTTTGGCGACGCGATCGCAAGTGAATGCCTACTGGCTCGAACGCATTGCTTCGTTGATGCAATTTCTATAAGTTCCAATATTTTTCATGGAATATTGGAACTATTTCTTAATATAAATCTTTGATTCGAATAAAGAAAAATGATGCAAACACTTCAATCGAATGCTTTCGAGACTCTTGTCGTAGAGTTCAAAAAATATCTGGCTTTACAGGTGCCGTCCGAGTTGGCCGTCGTCTTTCTGACGGGTAGCGACTGCAAGTATTGCGTGGAAATGCGAGAGGTCATTGATCGTGTCATGCCTCGCTATATAGGCAAAGTGCAATTTTTCACCGTCAATTTGAGCGAGAACAAGTCGGTCGTCTCGAAAGCCGAAGGTAGCGTCTATCAGGATGGCAGCGACGCTTCCATTCAACACGTACCCATCGTTATTTTCTATCGCAAACAAATGCCCATCGCTCGTTTCAAGGGTCAGTACAACGAACACGATTTCGCTCAGTTCATCGCGTCCGCGATCGAAGGTTCGGTCGCGGTTCCAGCTTACGCTCCGCCTCCGTCGTACGCGCCACCACCCGCCGCCGCCGCTGGGTATCCAGTAGAGCAGCCGGTTGCCGCCTCCGCTTATCAGCAGCAGCCGTACGCCTATCAACAGGCAACGCCGCAACAGTATCAGCAGCAGCAGCAGCATTATCAACCGACTGCGGCGACGGCACCGGCTAAACTTCAGCAATCGTACTACAACACTCCGTACCGTCAACCTCCTCTGCAGCAGCACCAACAAGATCTCTACAACAGACCGGGAGCAGCTGCCGCCGCCGCCGACAACGCGCCCAGCATCGAAAACTGTAGCGGACGTAAATTTTGCTATTCTACCTACGCAAATGCTTATAACAGTTGTTAAATAATTGTTTGATGTAGATAAAAATGGAGAAGCACATTGAATGGCTATCTCGCAAAAGCGATGTGTTGAAAATGTTTTTCATGATGATTCCCGTCGGCGACGCTTTCCATTTACCCGATTGCAGTTGGGCGTCAGAGACGCGAGGACCCGACACGTGCGTCTGTCAGCACATTATGTGGCGCGTTTACGGCGTTTTGACTAGCAGCAGCAGCAACGGCGGCGACGGCCCTCAGTCGCTCGTATAGCGCTTCCGTCACGTAATCTGGACAATCGACGTGCACGTGATCGACGTAGAAAACGACAGCGACAACGTCAAAGGTCACATGTCGTCACGCGAATTCTCTCAACCATTTCAATGTCGACTCCAAATAACGACTCGTGTACGCTTCTGTAAATGTTGCCGTTTCCTTGTACCATTCTTGATATGTTTTTATCCAATACATGAGTACCCCCTGTAAGTCTTTTGATTCCAATGTCGCGTGACACGCTTCGATGGGGACGATAGAGTCGTCGAGGTGAAACAAGTGCGTAAACAATTGGTTTTCGCGCAACGTCCGGACGCTTTTCCAGCGACCCACATCTCGCCATTGTCGTTCATTATCGCTACAGCTGCTGCTACCGCTGCTGCTACAATCGGAATTGTAACCCGAAGCTCCTCCTTCCGTTGTGGGCGGAGTTTCATCTTCGTCGCGTGGGTAGTCGGCGCATTGAGTCACTCGCGCTAGCAAATCAAAAAGACTGCGTTTGAATTGTCGATGGCGTCGAGCGTGTCGCAACCCGACTTCAAATTCCACGCCCCAATGCTGAAAATTCTTTTGCAGAATGTAAATGTCGTGGATGGGACAAAAGACCATAGGATTCATGTAGTGATGCGTTTGAGTCATGGGCGCGCGTAAACCTGTCACGCCCCGACAGTAGCTGAACCCGAAATCGATCATGATGGGACGATAGTCATCGTACGGCAATATGGTACGCGTGCCGTCGTTGAACGTGTACACGTGTTTACTTTGCGACGCTTTCACCATAAGAATGTTGTCGAAATGCAAGTCGTAATGGGTGAAATCGCAGATTTCTCTGGCCACTTTGAGCATGCAATAGAGATGCAAATAAATGAGCTCTTTTTCGCTCGTGTTCAGCTCGTCCATAGCGTCGTACAGAGTGAATTCGTGTTCGATAAACTCCATGACAATACACTGCGATTTCGCCGTTTCCTTATAGTCCAGCAGTCGAGGGAAAAAAGATTTCATTCTCTGGTCGCTGTTCAAGACGAGCATAACGTCGCGTTCGTGTTGCAAATTCACGTCCGGTAAGCTATTGGTCTTGTAAATGGCTTTCTTTTTTTTATATTTTCCCTCGTAGACGGTGCCGTAGTTTCCTTGTTTGGATAGTTTTTTCATCGTATATGTGTGTTTATGTGTCTCGGTTGATTCTTTTTAGGAGCCAAATAAATTTGATTCACCACGATTACCTGTAAATTTTACAGATATATTGAACGTCGAGCTAAAAGAACGTATTACCACAATAAAAATGACTGAAAAGATGGTTTCTCAAGAAAAGATGGTTCGTCAAGGAAAGTTGCACGTGCGTCAAAAGAAGCAGACGCGCAACGAGAGCATCAAGTCGTGCAAAGAGACACTGGAACGGCTCATCAACACCTATCAGATGGAGCCAGAGTTTGCTCACGATTTGGAAGAGTTTAGCAAGCTCTTTGCGTCCATGTTGAAAACGCTCGAAACGGTGAAAAAGACGCGCAACAATGCCAACACGGGATTGGGTAAGAGTCGACCCGTCACGGCCGCCACGCGCGCTTTCATCAAGCAAGTGTCTGGCGACGACAACGACAACGGGGCGTGTTCTCGTTCCGTTCTCACCAGTCTCATCAGCCGCTACGTCAAGGAAAAGCAACTT